CCAGCTACAGTAGGAACCATACCTATCTCACCAACTAATCTAGACTTGACTCCCTCAGGCAGCCCAAGAAATCGTGCAGTGATTTCATCTCCAGCAAGTTCACGTGTTAATTGTCTAGGAGCCTCAAATGCTTTCTCAGCCGCAGCCATAGCAGGCTCCGTCCATACCATCCCCCTTCTGAACGCCTCTGAGGCCATCTCGTATGCATCAAGGACAGTACCTCCACCACCTATTGTAGGGACACCTTCCCTTACTACACTCTCGGCAGCAAAACCAATAGCTGTTGCAAAGCTAGGAAGACCGACTAGGAAGAACTCAGCGATGCCCTTACCTATGTCATAAGGCTGACCGACTAACTTGGATACTTCTGCGAATGTACTAACAAACTCCTCCTTATCCTTGTCAGTTATAACAGGAGCAAACTCTACCTCCTCACCAAACCCAGGTACAGCCGCAGCCATGCCTAGTTCAAAAATTGATGGGACTTTCTCCTTAGAGACAGGAGCCTCAGACACAGGGGCTATAACTGGTTTCTTAGGCATCAGGTCATCTACCCAGTTCCTATCCTTCTCCAGACCATCTATCCAGTCCTCACCCCCACCCATTAACTGACTTATCCAATCAGAATCCATATCTAACCTCGAATGTTGTACCATCCTTCCTTCTCACAGTCCATATCCTAGTTCTGCCCTCCATCCTGACACTATCCACAGAGCCTATACCTTTGATCTTACCCTCTATGAAATCCGCCTTTTCCTTCATGACAGCTCTACTATACGCATCACCCTCAAGGTCGAACAACTTATTTTTAAGATCCTCGGAGTTCATGTACTTGTCAACAGCGGCAGAAAGACCCCTTGGATCAGTAAGAAACTTTTCAGCCTTAACATCAGCAAGAGCCTCAGCCCTTCCCACTACCTCACCTATGCTAATCCTAGTCGCACCAGCCTTCTTCTGCTTGAAGAAGAACTTCATAAAGTCTTCGTCTTCCATAGCCAACTCATATATCTGTTCTATGGTAGTTGGGTCAAGCTGCCTCTCCCACTCATTGTACGATATAACTTCCTCCTTACGCTGCTTAGCATCATATGCGTAATAGGAGTAGGCCTTAGTCTTTGAGTCAAGAGACTTCCATTCATCAAAGGAAATCTTCCCAAGCCCTGGAACATCAAGAGGCGAAGTCCGAAGGCTTTTCACCAGCTCAGTTAATCCCCCGAGCTCCTTGACTCCAGCTCCACGCTCCCCAACAGCAGCTTCACGTTCTGCTACCGTTGCCATTCTACCTTTATACATTATATCAGCTACGTCAGATATCCTCTTCTGACCGATCTCTTCCTTCATAAACTTAAGCTGTAGCGCCTTGGAAATATCCTCAGTCGTCAGCCCTGCCACAGCGGCACTAGAAATCTGTGGAGAGCTAGTAACGAAAGGGTTTGTGTATCCTTGCTGAGATGGCGATATTCCCGCTCGGTCAAACCCATGTTCACTAATACGAGACTGTGGTTGATATGGCTTTGTTACTTCAGGACTCAACTGAAGACTTCCGACTCCAAAAGGATCCTCACCTTGACCTGCAGCAAGAGCTGCTGTAGGTATCTTAAAACTGAGATTGTCCCTGTCTCCACTCATCTTCGAACCAGCAGGCATGCCGCCTAGCATCATCTTCAACAAGTTCATATACTGTGCTGACTGTGCCCAGCCTTTAGCCATACCTCCTCCAACCCGGCCAGGCGAACCCTCAGGCGATAGACCTTCTCCCATTCCAGAAAGAAGATATACCACCATGTTAGTTTGTTCTGGTGTCATTGTTTAACCCTCCATTAATCCATCATAAAAGCTGCAGCAAGCCCTATGCCAGCTCCAATTGCAGCCCCCTGAGGCCCAGTCAATCCACCCTTTGCAGCCCCAGCCATCATCATACCTAGAGCAGCCCCAGACATTGCTCCACCCAATGCAGTCTGCATTTTTGAGACTTCCTTCTGGCGATGTCCAACTCCACCAGACACGGAAGCCAAAACATTAGCTCCATGTGTGAAGACTTCCAAATCCCATAGAGCATCACTCTCATCTATCTTCATATTAGTTTCGTTCTCCTCACCTTTCGCAACCAGTTTGAGTCTATAAGACTCAGCAATCATATGAGAGACTGCCTTTTGATATTCAAGCTTCAAGTTAATAACACTAATAGCATCATCTGATTCAGCTTTATTATGAAGCTCTGCACTAAACCTTGCAACTTGCCTGTCTTGATTCTTTTCTATATTAGCTTTACCTATAGCAAACGCAGAGCTAACAACCATGTTTATGTCTCTCATCCCAGCTTCAAACCTCGGCAAGATTTCGGCATTTAATCTGTCATCAAGATCGGCTGCATATTCATCTACTACATCATCTATCCTTGAGGGATCTAGAATATTGGATATTAGTGTATCAAGTGCAGTGCCTGAGCTGAGTAAGGTAACCAGTGTTTGTAGTGCGTCTGGAGCAGCTAACAGGTTGACTAGGTCAGCATCTGGATCATAGGCAACTCGGCCAACCCAAGGAGAGCTACCAATGGCAGCGTTCATCACATCAGTTATAGAATCAGATATAGTATCAGCACCAGCATGATTCAGCCAGCTTCCATGAACCGCCTCCATATAGGCTGGATAGCTGACAGCTCCAGAACCGGAGCTTCCACCACCACCACCTTTACACTCGGCAATGTCCCCTATGTATTCATACGACTCCTCATCAATGGTCTGAAGAGTCTCTATAGATATAGTACATTTGGTAATTACTTTCATTATGAGCCTCACAGATCGTTTATTATTTGAACAATCTTGTCAGTGTTAAGGGATACTAGTGTATACCTAGCCTCACCACCAAGTCCTACGGCTATCTCGATCAAGCTAGGTACATCGGTATATGCTAGCATTCTATTGCAGCCTTTCGACTTAGCATATTTCGCAAGTGCCTTAGCACCCTTTATCCAACTTTCTTTTGCTACTTCTCTATAACCATATAGACAGTATATCAGCAAGCTCCTTGTTCCAGCTGTGGTATCATCTATTACTTGAGTTATTACAATACCCTCAAATATCCTCTTATCACCTTCAACAATATACGAAGCCCAACACTGCTTCTTGAAACTGAGCAACTCAGCCAGAACGTTATTCATCTTGTCAGGGCTATCACCTTCTATAGGAGGCACAGATTGTTCAATGGCATACTTTATAATATCCCAGAAGTTCGATACCTGATCAGGGAGCATCATAGTCAGCATAACTAATCTCCACTTTGACCACGAATACCTGGTGCATGAACTCCACGTAAGCCACGAAGGTCTGTCATTTTATATCTTACCTTTATGTAGCTTATTCTTATGTCCTTTCCATCGCTAGGCTGATCAAATCTTAGCTTGAACCTAAACATATTCCCCGAGATTATACCAGCTGCAATACCTTCGTTATTAAGTGGTTTGTAAATAGTACTGCTCCATAGATCAGATATATTAGCATAATCGGCCGCCACTTCTGGATTGTCAACTGAAACCACATCTACCTCCGTAGAGAACACAGTCTTCTGCCCACGATAGCCCATATCAAAGGCCTCAGAAGTGATCAATGGATTATAAGTATCAACAGCAGCTGGTAACATACAAGACTGCTTATTCCTTCTCCATACAGCAGATGGGTGTTGAGGAATCTCAGTCAATCCATAAGGCGAAAGCATAAAAGTCTTTGAACTATTGCCTATGTAGAAGTTCTTCTTCGATGGTTCGTAGCTTACGATGATATCTTCGCCACTGAGACTCTCCATGTAGCGTTGATAGCCGAGCTCCTTGATTCCTCCCCTCTCAATTGTAGTTGCTGTGGGAGCAATTTCCCTAAGTATATAATCCTCACCAACGTAAACCTGTCGACTTAAGTTACCCCCCATTGCTCCTCGATTTATCAATCCTACATCGCTCATCTCGGTGAAACTGAAGGTTACCATAGGGGAGCTCACAGGAGACATGAGGGTTACTCCCTTAGACGAGTAACCTATCACGTCACTACCGAATCTTCTAGTGTGATATACTTCGCCTCCATAGGGATCTCTCCTATAGCTCGCTACACCACCTTCGTCAGGAGTAAAGTTCATACTTCCTATCCTAGACCACACATAGAATCCCTCGTCACAGTCATACCATGCACTTAGCACGCATCCTCCAACTGCCTGACCCTTGAAGTTACACACAGTCCTCATCATTGGGATGGTAGGACTGACGACTACCTCGTGCCAGTCATTTAACAATGCATCCCAATAGATCATTATGACTCCATTAGTCATGAAGGCATACTCTCCAAAGTCAGCAATCTCCATCAAGGTGCCTACGCCAAATGTTAGTGAGTCTATTGAGAAGATTTCCGTGACAGTTAGATGGTCGTCTGAGACTAAGTAAACCACATCCTCAATATTGACCATGTCTCTAACGACTAGAATGTTATACCTCTCACCAGTCAGAAACTGAGGGAAAGGCCACTTGTAGAGCAAGTCTACTGTAACAGGAAGTGGATTTGTTAGCACTTTATAAGGCTCAATCCCAAGCTTTCCACAGCGGAATCCTAAACACTCATAGAGGACTTGTGTATTGAGTGGAGTTGTGTATTCTGGACTCAAGCCATTCTTTAGTGCTTCATCTATGATAAGTTCAAACTCACGCATTAGGTTACTCCAAGCCTCTTTCTTCTATCGTCAACAAACTTTCCATCATTTGCTGAATGATGCTTCGAATGCTTCTTTGCAAGATAGGCTGCATACGATCTCTCACAGGCTTCCTTTGAGTCATAGACTCCACCCTTCTGCCCAAGTCTGTATTTACCGTTTCCGATTGCTATGCATGGCATCCTTTATCACCTCGCTTTTCCACTCTATTGCTGCCTTCTCTACATCATCAAATAGATACTTCATGACCTTAGCATCATTCACAAGGGGAGTCCACGTAAAGGCAACCCAGACCTCAGTTAACTTCTCCTCTGGGTCTCGTGGAGTAACTGATACAATTACTCTCTCACCATCCTTGACAGACTCTGCAAGATTATATGACTCACTCTTCCTTTCAAGATTGAATACTGCAATCCTCTCAGATGTTTCATCCGCTATCCTGACTTCGACATTTACGGTATTCTTTGGCTTGAAGCTGAGCAGGATGGATACTCTATCAACAACTCCATCAAGACAGAACATGTATCCTAGGACTTCTCCTCTAACATCCCCTCCAATCATACAGCCTGAAATAGGTATTGGAGACATTACCACTGTGGCAGTCTTCTTAGAACGTCTTGCTAGCCTTGCCACAACTGTCTCAATAAAGGAAATCCTCTTCTCATCTATCTTAGTATTCCCTATAAATAGCGGTTGCTTCATCTTAATCTCCCATTGAAGTTACCTCGGCTATTAGCTCTTCGACTAGGTCAAAGCCAAGCTGAGTCATTTCTGTAGTTATTGAATTAGTCCAATCATTGACTCCTTGTGTATTCCTATTGAACACTTCCGTTAGTCTCATAGCAGACATGACTAGAAGTGAGGGATGAACTGCCGACCAATAGTTTTCGTCCGTATCAACAGCTAACTCGGCAGAGTAAAATAGCCCCTTTATCTCAACAGATATCTTTACATCTGGAGGGACATTTATCAGTATGGAGTTGAACTCATGTGCACCGCCAGCTGGAATATCTACAAATCCCACGAAAGCCTCGAATGTGTCTACTGTAGCACTTTCAGGAATGTATCTTGTTATAGCGGGAGAATAGTAAAGTGGAGTCCCAACACCTCTGCTGAAGGGTAAGCCAGCTAAGTAATCAGTTATCAAGTTCTGCAATCTCTTCTTCTCAAGCTGCCACCTTGCAAGTGTAGTCATAGCCCACACTTCCTTAATTGCACGACAATATGGAAACTGAGCACTGAATCTACCTACATCAATGAAGCGGAAGCAAGAAGCCCATGATTTCTGTGTCTCATCTAAACGATCAAGGAACTTCCTTCCTTCATTGATGAAGAAGCCTCCGCCAGTGTCAGTACCATCTTCCGCAACGAGGTCAAAGCGGCCTGATAGCTCCCTGAATTTTAATCTAGCCTGAATATAGTTCATAAGTCAAACCTCAAGTCTACATCGACATTTGCTACAGGGCCATCCCTTTCTGGCTCAGGAACGGCTACTTCTCTCACAGCAGCATTCTTCTTGGCATTTTTTGATACCTTGCGATCAAAGCTTATGTAGCTACAGAATGTATCTGTATCCTTCTCAAACTCGATTACAAGACTACGTATGTCCTTCTCAAGTTTGATCTTCCTTCTCTTTACCTCATCTACTGTCATAGCCATTTCACACCTCACCAGACCTTAATTATTAAGTGACTGGGTGGCAGGAGGAAAGAGCAAAACCACCCAGTCTTCAGCTGTGCAGAGGTTAGCCTATGGCGTCAAGCCATTGTCACAGCCGACTCCGTTAAGAACTGCACACTTCTGTGGCAGCCCAAATTCAAGGCCACACTCAGTTAGGTACTCCTCATTAGTACCGTCAATCCGCCTTTGGCCATAGCCTTCAGAATGCTGCTTTGAGGAAGACTCACCGTAGAAAGCGGTGTCGTCTATAAAGTCATATGTGATTTCCTTAGGCTCCAGAATAACTCCCATATTCCTCGTAGTAGCATCAAAGCTGAATAGCGGATGAGTTTTCATGTGGATAGTTCCAAATGGGGTTAGCCATGTGCGAATCTGCATACCGTAGGTTTTCTGAGCAGGGGCAAGATTGATCTGTCCACCAGTCATTGCGAGGGCATCAATTCCAAGTAGGAATCCGCTTCCACATAGACACAGCTTCTCATCAGCTCCATACCTGAATATCTGCTCCAGAATGTTCTTGAACCATGTCTCGCCACCTGCAGCCCAGGTCTGTCCAGCATAGACCGGATTTAGAGAATAGTCGTCGCAGTTAGCTGGCATGTACTGTCGGATGAAGTTAATCACACCCATAGTAGTACGCTCAGGCTTCCCATTATCTCCAATGTTCAAGGTCCTGATGCCGAACAGATATGCAAGTTCAATCTCCCAGGAATGCATCTCCAATGCCTCAGACTTAGCCTTCTGATAATCATTAGGCGTCCGCAGCTTGGTCTTCCTGGCTGTTCGGGTTATTGAGAGTGGTGTTCTGAATATCTGAGTGAAGTTGAAAACTTCCTTAGGATTCAAAGCGATCGCATCGGGCATCTCGCCACCCTCAGGGTTTATGTTACCGACGATTTTCAGAGTATCACAGTCTGTTAGATCATGGTCAGGTGAGTTATTGTCAGCTTCAAGCAAACGAACAGCAAGCACAGAGTTAACAGTTCCACGATGGACTTCTGTGACCTTTCCAACTACGTCAACTCGCCAGTCGTCAGCATCACGAAGAAGTATCTCATGTCCCTGTCTAATCCTGTTTGCAAGAAGTGTTGTCACCTGAAGAAATACTGTGTCTCCAGTAGCTCCAGCACCAGCATATGCTACAGACAAGTCAGCAACTGTATAAACACCAGCTACCGCACCTGTAACATCTCCCATCACCTGAGTCCACCAGTAGAACCGTGGATCGTCTACCTTCCTAGATCCCATCATTGATAGGATAGCTGTGAGTGGAGCCATACCATTAGGGTAAAGCTTCAATATTTGCTGGCGCCAGTTATAGGGCCGCTGCCCAGGCACCCAGTCGCCAGTACCTCTCATACCTAGAAACATAATAGTTACCTCCGTTGTAAGATTGTTTAATTAACAAACAATCTGGTTTGTTGTTAGTTATTCCGCTCCTATTGTGGTGATGTCGTAGGTGCAACTGTTGTAGCCGCAGCCGTTGTACCAACAAAAGTTAGTGTTGAAATGACATACCAAGCAAGTCCATCACTGTACAGTAGTGCTCTATCACACTTTCCATTGAGCATAATATCGCCTGGCCAACATTCACTATCGTCCTTATCCTGCAGCGTAATGAAGTTCACAGCGTCTGCATCACGACAGATTACGGAATACCATCTTCCCTTTGCCTCAGCCACAGGTGGAAGTGTCAAGCTCCAAGGACCTGAAACTCCATCTGCTGAGGGCCGAACTACATAGTCACGAGTGACCATCTGATAATCTGCCCTGGGATTTACATACTTATCCACGACAACCTTATCATGCTGAGCACCTCTATCTTCAAGACTCATAATAAATACCTCCGTTAATGGTTAAGTTAAATTAAGTGCATCATCCATTGCATCAAGTTCACTTTCAAGGGGTGTAGTTTCAGGCTTCTTCGTCGTTTGCCTCTGTTGACTTCTCCTATGTGGCAATGTAGGATGCCTATCCTTGTCCTTGTCAGTCGCCTTTCTGACCAACTCAAGCTTTTCTCTAGCCTTCACAGCAACATCCTTGAATAAATCATCATACTTCTTGTCAGGATTTTCCGAGGCCACTTCCTCAAAGGTAGCCGCTACAACTTTCTTAAACGGCACTAAGTCCTCGTTATCCTTGTAAAACTGCTCACTAGCCTTCCTTAAGTCGTTAATGGTTAAGATATTGGTCTTAACAATGTCAGGCAGTGATCGAAGGACTTTCTCGACAATTACTTTCTCAGACTTATCCAACCCCTTTGAAACCACGACATTCAGTAACCTATTGAACTCCTCTGGATTTCTAGTCAGCTCATCTATATCTAAATCCTTCAAGAAGTCAATGACCTCAACTGGAGCATCCGTCGCTGGGGCTGAAGTCTTTGGTGCAGATGTCTTTGGTGGCTTTCCTGTCCCAGACAGTTCATCCACCCTCTTACGAAGTGCTTCATTCTCCCTCTTAAGCCTTTCACCCTCCTCCTCAGGAGCCTCAGTAGTGGGAGCCTCAGTCTTCGGTGCCGCAGTTCCAGGTGCCTCAGTTCTGGGAGCATCTGTTTTAGGAGCTTCTGTCCCAGGAGACTCAGTCTTGGGAGCATCTGTAGCAGCAGGCTCAGTTGTGGCTGCCTTAGTCCCTGGTGCCTCAGTTGAGGCAGATTCAGTCTTAGGGGCTGTAGTCCCTCCTATACCATCAGTATTGCCGAAGGCCTTACTCATTGCATCTACATCCTCCTGTATCCTTTTAAGATTCTTGTCCATGCTAACCTCCATAGATTGTTTAATTAATAAACGAACTTATCTACTTAACTGATAACACTCGATATAGTTCTTTCCAGTATCCAGGCGTAGAACCACCATCTCCGCCAACGTTCACCAAGGCAAGTACATCATCCTGCTGTGGATCAAAGTCGGCTCCAGCAGGTAGATGGTTGAGATAGAAAGCTCCACCTGACTTAACATTGCCATCAGTTACGTGGACATTAGTGTCCTGAAATACAAGTACTTTCACCTGACCTTCAGTCCCCCCAAGGATAGTTGCAAGTGTTACGACTGCAGCACCTGAAATGACTACTGTTTCATATCCATAAGTGCCTAGCTCAGTTCCTACAGACAGAGATGTGGACCCTGCAGCTACCTCTAAGTTAGTCACGCCTACATTCCCAGCCCCAGATACAGCATTTATAGCTACCCTATCCTCACGAATGTAGGAAGGTAATTCGCTGACGTCTGCCTGATCAGTCGGTTTATTTATGTCTAGAGTCATCTTTCTTGCCCTCCAAAATGTTTACGAATACATCAGGAAGAGACAGCAAGTAATCAACTGCCTTTATCCTCCCATTTAAGTCTCCCATGTGGAGTAACACAGATGCCGTTGAGGGGTTATCAGTGGCTGCATCATCTACTATACCATTCAACTCTACCTGAAACCCCTTCTTCCAAGATGCCAGCTCACGCTTAATGTCCTTCCATATGATAGACTTCTTGAACTCCCTCAGTTCGTTCTTAGACGAATTAATTTCTATTTCTATAGCCATCTATGCTCCTATTGGTACTATGTTTCCTTTCTCAGCTTCCCTAAGTGCTTCCTCATCTGGTATAGTTTTAGTCTCGATTCTTTCTGCGTTCCTTTTAAAATCCTCTATATTCTTTGCACCAAGTTGTGAGGCTATATAAGTGAATATTCTGAAGGTATCAAACTCTTGTTGTAGTTCTGGTGTAGTCGCTATAATCTGCCACAGCTGTATCCAAGCCTCAGAGAAATTACCTCCAGGAATTGAGCCATCCCTTACTATTAGATCATAATTAATAGCTAGGTCATAAGGAGTCACCTTGGCTCTTCCCTTACCAAACATCTTCTTCAATTGCTCCTGATACCTACCAATTATGCGAACATAAGTTTCACGAGACATATATTGTTGAGTATGTGCAGCAAACATCTCACCTATATCCTGCATAAATTGCATACCTAGTATCATGGCAACTCGCTGCAGTCGGCTAATCGCACTCCCTCGTGTACCTCGAAATTCAGTACCTGTTAACCGCTCAGGCCCACCTTGGCGAAGTGCACCCTGCATAGATTGATCAGCGCCGCTTATTCTATCCATCCACTGTGTTATGTAAGTCGAGTCGGCGATATTAGCTTGGGTTATGTCATGGACCTGAAGCTGTTGCACAACCTTATCAACTCCACGCCCCCAGGCAGGTCTACGTAGCCTTATGAGTTTGCCAGGCTCTGGGTCTTCCAAGTCTTTTATATTGACTAGATAGGGGTCAACTACCAACATGTCGTTGATGGCCTTTCTTACATTAGTTACGTGGCTATTAAAGAGGAAATCCAATACGCCTTGCAGACCATACAGGACTTCCATTCTGCCTATAGGTGTAATAGAGTATCCATCAAATTCAGAGCTTGCAACTGCTGCAGGATACATTCCATGACTATGGTCGGCCCTTTCGCAGGCGATCACTACATCATCAGATGCAAGAGCAAAGAACCATTTTTCTGGTTCGTCACTTTCCGACAAGCCCCACTCAGATGGGATCAGATTGACATAAAGCCTTATAACGTCAACTGGATGAACCGTGCCAGACATACTCCTGTGCAGTTCCGTAGAGCCTCCATACCTTGTCTGTCTCTCAGATTGGTCTTGTGAAAGGCTTGATCTTTTGTTCTGCACACTTTTTAAGTACCTGACATTGAATAGGCCTGAATCCCTCTGGGCTTCCTCATTCAGCAGATTCATATAGTTATCACGGTCTAGCCACCCAAAGAATTCACCATCTTGGACATTAGCACTAGAGACGGAAGGATCAGGCAGCCACATGTAGGGGTCTACACTGGATAAGGCATTGCCCTCAAATATCATATCATCTACGAATTCCACATAGTTATCAGTACTTCTTCCGAGCTCAGACAAAGTGCTTATAGTAGCTTTTACTGGCCTCTTGCCCCACCTAGTCACCCACTCAGGTAAGCCGATACCTACTCCATAGCTGAGATTGTCCCTCAGGATAGTGTGTATGGATAGAGGTACTTTAGTCTTTATGCAATGAAGCCTTATGACCAACTCCATTAGCATGGCACCTATTGTATCGCTATCCTCGACGCCCTCATACTGAAACACAGGATCCTGGAAGAATGCTAGAGCCAAGTATGTTAGCAGTGCTTCAAGGTTTGAGTAGGAATATGGAAACACTATTGAGACAGGTTTTGTGGTATCCTTACCCTTGAGCTGTTTCTCTCTGTCCTTGAGTGGAATGTAAGTAGTCAAGGTTCTATCTATCTCATTCCAAGAATCGAACCTCTTACTAATCTCATTCCTGGCAGCTCTAGCCCTTTCCCAGATCTTGCTGCGTATCTTTATGTGGAAGTCAGAGTCAGGTTTCAGATCAAGATCATAGGGGTACTCATACTTATGATCTACCCTACCAAAGTCATTGTCCGTCCATGAAGATGGTTCACCTTGTACAATGTAAGGCATCAGATTACCTCTATAAGGATTCTAAGTCTGAGATAAGTTTCTCTACTCCAGCTACCTGGAGGAGAAGATTCTCCCTTGACTCCTTGAGCTTCCCAATGTCCAGAGCTATTATCTGTGGACTTTCTTCAGCCCCAGTTTCCGTACTGAACTTTCTAACTGACACAACAAAGGCATTACCTATTTTGGCTATAGATACTAGCCCAGCATCTTTCATTCTCTCATAGTTCAAGACATTAATTCCAGGAATATTATCCATCTTTACCTCCATTTACCAAGCAGCATGAGCCACTCGTTGCCAAGAATTAGCGCCTACGCAAATGTAGAGGAAGTCTGCATCCCAGCAAAACTCACCTACATTGCCGGCCGCTCCAGCATTGGCTGGAGTCTTTGGGTCTTCTATTCTTATTATTTTTCCATCAAGGTGAAGGCCGACTCCATCAGAGATGATAGGAGAAGTTTCACTGATGCCGACGTTGCCGCTTCCATGGTCTAAGACTAAAATATTATTTTTAATGAAAGCAGAAAAAGCATCATTTACACTTCCAAACCAAGT